GGAACAAAATTAATATATGAAATTGATGATGATTTGATTGATATACCTGATTGAAATTTTGCATCGGAATATTACAATAAAAATAGAGAAAATTGTCTTAATATAATAAAAAAATCATTTGGTATTACTACTTCTACAGAATTTTTAGCTAAAAAATTAAAACCATATAATAAAAATATAGTTGTAAATCCAAATCATTTACCTAAATTTATGTGAGGTGAAGTGCCTGAAATAAAAGAAATCCATAAAAAGCCAAGAATTTTATGAGCTGGAAGTGCTAATCATTTTGCAACACCCCGTTCGGATTTAAAAGGCGGTGATTTTGGTAATGAACTTATTGAATTTATTAAAAAAACCACTGATATATATGAATGAATATTTGTGGGTGCTTTACCAAATGAACTTACTGAAATAAAAGATAAAATTACCTTTTATAGTTGAAAGGGAATGTTTGAATATCCAATGTTTATGAAATCATTAAATATTGATATTGGTTTGGCACCATTGATAAAGCACGATTTTAACAGGAGTAAATCAAATATTAAAGCAAAAGAATATATTGCATCAGGAATTCCCGGTATATATACAAATATAACACCATATGAAAATTTAACATTGACATGTGATACTGATGAATGTATAATTAATAATATAGAGAAAATGGTAAATGATGATAATTATAGAAAAGAAGTTTTTAATAAAGACCATGAAATATTAAGACCATATTTATTTTGAGAAGAAAACAATAACGTATTAAAATATATCAATAATTTTTTAAATTTATTTAATATGAGGTTGCCAGATGAGAATTAAAAAATATAAAATCAATATTATTTTTATGGTTATTATAAATGTGCTTTTTTTCTTGTGTCCATTTCCAACAATATTATCAAATTTAATAGATACAACTTATAATCTTGGTTTAATTGATATATGGATAAATATTGGAGCTATAATATCTTTTTTAATTTTGTTTAATATATTAGGATATGTTTTAGGGGAAATATGGAAATTATATAATATGTAAAGGAGATTAAAAATGAAATATTGGCTTAAATCATATAAATTACCACCATTCAAAGTTGAAAACAAAGATACTCATTATTTATCTTTATCAGTTAATGCAAGCAAAGAATAAATTATTAATCTTGAGAAAAAAATTGAATATATACTTGAAAATACTAATAAATAATGAATGAGTAAATTAATATGTCAAATAATAATACATCAAGTGGTGGAATTGGATTTTGTGAATTGCTAACTATTGTATTTATTGTTTTAAAACTCACAGGAGTAATCAGTTGGTCATGGATATGGGTTTTATCACCTCTTTGGATATCCATTTCAATAATATTTATGATTGTGTTTTTTATTATTATGATATCATTTATAATAGAACGTTAAATGCATAAAAATTTTTATTTACCCCTTGACAACTTAAATTATTGTTTTATATTTAAATAAAATAAGAAAAAGGAGGTAAATAACTATGTTTAACGCACCAACTACATTAAGAGATGGCACAAGTAGAATGATAAAAAATTTTGATGATGCATTTAGTAAATTCTTTGATTTTCCAATGGATTTCTTTGATACTCAATTTTTTGATAATGATATTTACGCTGCTGATAAAAATACATTGTGTATAGATGTACCGGGCTTTGATTCTAGTAATTTAAATGTAGAATATCAAAATGGTGTAATAGTGGTAACTGGTGAAAATGATTTCGGCAGAAAAATTCAAAAGAAAATAAGAATAGGCAAAGATTTAGGTGAACCAAAATCAGCAGAAGTAAAAAATGGTGTTCTAAAACTTGAGTATGAAACTTCAAAGACCGATGAAAATAAAAAAAAGATAAATCTTAAATAATGTATATATAATACATCCCGCCTGCAAGGTAAAAATCCTGGCTATCTCTGGCCAGGATTTTTATGTTTACAAATCAACAATATTTTGATACAATAAATAAAAAAATAAATAAGGAGTTAATTATGCATGCAGATAAAAAGTATATAATGTCTGTAAAAGCAGAAGAAGTAAAAAAATACAGAGAAGAATTTGAGTGTTCTCTTTTTCATGCAAGATCAGTCCTTGAAGAAAGGAACATGCATGAATATATAGATAATGCTGAAAACCTTGATGAATTAAAAAAAGTTTTACATATTTTAGCTGTAAAAATTTATAAATGGGAGAGATAACTATGTCTAAAGAACGTTTGTGGGAATTTGCTTATGCACCGAAAACCTGAAATGATTTAATCATTAATGATGATTTGAAAGAAACTTTAAAAAAGAATCTTGATGAAAGACCAAATATGTTACTATATGGCCCACCCGGATGCGGCAAAGGATCATATATTGATGTACTTATTAACCATAATGAAATAAAAGGATGTACATTAAAAATCAATGCTAGTCTTGAAGGTGGTATTGATACTATTAGGGATAAAGTAAGGTCATTTGCACAAGCGGCTAATTTTGAACTGGGAAAATTAAAGCTTGTGTATTTAAATGAAGCCGATCATCCCAATTTACAGGCTGCACAACAGAGTTTACGTGCTCTCATTGAAGAAACAAATAAAATAACACAATGGATATTTGCTTGTAATTATCCACAATACGTTATTCCTGAAATTAAATCAAGATGCCAAGTGTTTAATATTACAAATCCACCAGCTAATGAAGTATTTAAAAAATGTGAATATATTCTTAAAAATGAGGGAGTTAAATATAAAAAGAAAACAGTAGTTGATTTAATTAAAAATACTTATCCTGATATAAGAAGTACAATAAATACATTACGTAAAAATGTTATCAATAATCAATTACAAGAAAAAATTGAATTTTCTTCTGCAGATAAAATATTTGAATCTATTTTGGAATCAATGAAATCAGGTGATCCAGAAAAAGTAAGAAAAATATTAAAATCAAATACAATATATTATCCACAATTATATGAATTTCTTTATAATAAACTAATGACTGAAGATAAAGTATTTAAAGACGATGCAGAAGCAATACTATTAATAAGTGAACATTTATATAGGGATTCTCATTCTTCAATAAAAGAAATAAACTTTATGCATTTAGTATTTAAAATGTTAAAAAATGGGGTAATTTAATAATATGCATATTAAACCCGGTGATAAGATAAAAATAAAAACTTATGACGAAGTAATTAAAATGCATGGTCATTCAAATTTTCAAGGTAAATCTTTTTTTAAAAAATATGGAAATAAAATGTTTACTGTTGTTAGATTAGAACCTAATAGGTTTAAGGATGGATATGCATTAATTATTAATGAAAAAGAGCATGATATTATTGATAAAGAAAGGCGATTATATACACATGCAGTAAAAAAAATATCCGGGTTTTATAAGCTTTCTAAAGAACTATTTGAATTATAAGGAGATATAAATGGCACAAAAGAAAAAATCGGATTTATTTCAAGCAATAAATTGTATTAATTATAAAACAAAGCCAGACTTTGATATATCAAAAGTTAATGGATATATCCTTTCACTATGATTGGCACAAGACAAAGATTTAGTAAAATATGTACAAGAAATAAATCCTTACATATTCAATATGAATAATAAAATGATATTCAAATTTTATTATAATAGGGTTCCAAAAGGTAGGAGATTTATAAAATGGACAAAAAAAGATGATATAAAAAATTCGGATGAAGTAGAAAAACTTTGTAAAGAATATAATATTTCTCCAAGAGAAGCAAAATTATCGGTATATTAAAATGAATATAAAAAATATTAAAATTGGTGATAGAGTTAAAATAAAAAATAAAAACATTGTTTTAAATTTTTGGGAATCTTGCGGCGGAAAAATATTTAAAGTTGTCCATGTTGACTATAAAAATGATAGTATTTATCTTGATTTTAGAGGTTTGTATATTCCAAAATTTAGTGGATCTGTAGATATATCATCTATTAAAAAAATTGTTCCCAGAATGCGTTTACAAAATGATTTATTTGAGTTATAATAAAAATAAAAAATAAAGGAGATAAAATATTATGAAAATGAATGTGAAAGAATTAAAAGATGTTTTGAAAAAATCAAGTATTAATTACCTTATTCCAAGTGTCAGTTTAAAATTTTGAAATGGTAAAATTATATCAAATTCAATTTCACCGGATAACAGTTCAATAATGTTTTTAAATGTTGACGATACTGTATTGAGCAATAAAAATGAAGAACTTGAATTTAATTTTTCTGATATTTCATCAAACCTAAAGCCTTATTTGGATCTTATAAAGGATGATGAAATTGACGTGCAGATTCATGAAAATAGAATGGTGATTAATGATTCGGTAAAGAAAAAATTTGATATATTTTTCTGCACTAAAGAATTTACAAATGCGTTTTCTGGCGAGGATAAATCGGATTCTTTTGATTATTTTTATAATAATCAACTTTCAAAAGAAATTATTGCAAAATTTAATGAAATCAAAAAGATTGCTTTACGATTTCAAAAATTATATTTTATTTGTAATGATGGTAATTTTTATATTGAAGCAACAGATAAAACAAATTCGTTTTGTAATAGTGTAAAATATCAAATAGATGAGGTTGATAAAAATTTGGATATTTCAATGTGTTTTGATTTCAAAAATTTAAGTTATATTATTAGTGCCATTGAAAACCAAATTGATGATTTTATTTTGAAATGCACCTATATCAAAGATTCAGATGCAGGTTTGGCGCTTTTTGAAAACGCAAATAAAAGTGAAAAATATTTTATTACATCAAAAAGTGAATAATTTTAATAAAATATAAAAAAATAAATTTTTATATTTACAAATTGATTTTTTATTGTTATAGTGTAAACATAATTGACAAACGGATTAAATCAAATCCGAAAAACAAAAAAAGAAAAGGAGATTTATTATGACTTGGGATGTAAACTATGAAGCACCAATCGTTGAAGTTTGTGGCCGTGAGGAAGAATTTGAAGCAGGTGATTCTTTTTCCGGGGTTGTAAAGGATATGGCACGGGAATCAGGATTCAGTAAGTTCCGTGTGTTTTTGACCCAAAATGGCGTTACAAATGAGGTAGATGCAGAAAATGCACCTGCAACTCTTAGTGAAGGTCAGCGAGTTTCCATTAAGCCTTATGAAAAGGCTGCTTAAGGATTCAAAATGTAAGTAAATTGTATAGAAACCGGGGAGAATATTATCTCCCCGGTTTTCAAATTTAGCAATCAAATTGAGGAGTTTAAAATATGTGGTCATTTGATGATAAAGTTGTTAATGATGTTAATGATGATGATAAATATAAAGAAGAAAAAAATCGTCTATTTCAGCAAGTAGAAGAAAAAAAGAAAGAAATTTTTGATCTTATAGATAGTTATAGTGACTCTGATACATCCACAGATATTAAAGATCTTGTTTCAAAGGGAATTAAGATGTATGTGGGTGGCCATGTTGTGAATTTTGAAATTTCAGATATTGAAGAATTACCTGCAGATAAACTTAAAGAAGATGTAAAAGTTCAATTTCAAGAAAAATTGGTTAAAATCAAAGAATCAATTGAATCCAAGTTAGATTCTCTTTCTGAAAGTTATGAAAGTTTACGTGAAAAACTTGATGATGAAATTGAAAAGGCAAAGGTAGATAATAGTAAAGTTGAAATGCCTGAAATTAAACGTGACCATGCTGTACGTGGTCTTTCTGTAGTTATGGGAAATGTCCCGGAAGAATTTATTTGGTTATATCGTGGCCAATATATGGTCAATACAATTGATGGTAAATATGTAGAAATTGAAATGACAAGAAAAACATCAATTCCTATGATTGTAGAAATTAAAACTCATGGCAAGGATGTTGTAAATGTAAAATTGAAAAAGCCCCGTGGACTTTCTTTTTTTAGGCATTATCATTCAACAGATTCTGGTACTACAGATTGTTGGGGTGATTGGGATTATCATCTAAAATGGGAAACTGCAGACGATATTATTGATATTGGCCGTCATGCTTTAAATATTTTAAAAGATGTAAATACTGATTCACCAGGTGAATCATCACCTCCTGGCCTACCAACAATTGATCAATTGATTGAAAGTAAAAATAAGCGACAAAATGGCAATAATGATGAATCAGAAAATGATGATAATGAAGCAGAAGATGATTCTCCAGCAGGAAATTATGTTTGGACAATTTAAAATAGGGAGTGTATAATGTCTATTTATAGCAGGCAAAGAAATATGGGTATTAATAAAGATATTAGTATTTGTATTGTTGGGTGTGGTGGTGTTGGTTTTAATGCCGGTTTACAATTTGCAATGGCCGGCGTTAAAAATTTCATTTTATTTGATCAGGATATTATTGAAGAACATAATTTAAATAGGCTACCTGTTCCTTATGCATGTATTGGAATGAATAAAGCAAAAGTACTAAAAGAAATGATTTTGCAAATGCGACCTAGTGCCGATGTTACAATATTTAAAACTAAATTTGATGATATGTTGCTTGAATTTGTAGATTGGATTGTGGACTGCACTGATAATTTTAAAGCGCAAAAATATATTTATGAAGTAAGTAATTCGCGTGGTACTAATTATTGTAAATTAGGATATGATGGTGAGAGAATTGCAATTGACAATAAAGTAGCTACTTGGGATATTGATGAGGATGATCAAGAAGGATATAATGTGACCCCAAGTTGGGCAGTTCCTGCTTCAATGGTTGCTTCTCTGGGTGTTGCTAAAGTTATGAAATATAATGACAAAGAATGTGGATTTGAAATTAAAAAACTTTATAATTAAAAAATAAAAGGATTATAAAAAATGGTATGGGATAGTGAAATGAAATTTGTATCTTGCTGTGGTGAATTGCCTGACAACTTTACTATTAAATTTGAACCTAAAGTATATGCTAAAATTGATATTTTAATGGAAAAAAAGACAAATATTGAATGGTTAGCATTTCTATTAGGTGATATTAAATGGAATGAGGAAATTGCTGTAGTAAGTGATTTATATATTCCAGATAGTCAATCGGTAACGACAGGCCATGTGGATGATATTGAGTGTGATAGTACTATTAGGAATGAGTTAATTGGAGTAATTCATTCCCATCATAAAATGGGATGTTTTTTTTCAAAGGATGATTGGGAATATTTAAATAATAATCATAATATTTCTATTGTAATATCAAATAAAGATGGATATAATGAATTCAAAAGTGTAGTAAGATATAAAACAAAATGTGGGTCTTATACTCATATTGATGCAGATGTAATTATTAAATGTGATCTGGATGCAGATGAAATGAATAATTTCATTGATGATATTGATGTTAAAATAAAAAGAGGGATGGGTGAATTTAATAACAATATTATTGTTGGTAATGGCTGTTATTTGCCTGGTATAGATGGATATAATTATATTTATGGAGATAGATTTGAGCCACAATCTGTAGATAATGGACCAGTACAAATTATTGATGAAGATGATGAAAATTTTATTTATTATATGTAATATTTTATAAATAAAATAATAATTAAAAAACGGTCTGGTTTTATAAATCAGGCCGTTTTTTTATAAATAAATAATAGATATTATTATAATAGGGGATTTAATAAATGAACAGATTATGAATGGAATTACAAAGTTTATCAATAAATGAAGGAATTCAAGATAAAGGTATACTAAAATCATGTTTTATGGGTGGAAGTCCCGGAAGTGGTAAAACTTATGTATCAAATAAAATAAAATCAGGCCAAATAGAACCAAGAATAGTAAATACAGATAAAATGCTTGAGTTTATATCAAAAAATATGGATGTTGATATTAATAAAATAATGGATGATTGAAGCAAATATAGTGAAAAAATAAAAACTTTATCAAAAAATCAATTATCATTATATTTAAATAGTATGCTTCCATTATTTGTTGATAGTACATCTTCAAATCCACCATCTGTATTTAGAAGACAAGGAATATTAAAAAGTATAGGTTACGATGTGGCTTTTGTATGAGTTGACACATCATTAGAGACAGCATTAGAAAGAAATAGACAAAGAGAAAGAAATGTAGATGAAGATTTTTTGAAAAAAGTACATACTAAAATACAGGATTTAAAACCATACTATAAATCAGAGTTTAACAATTTTTTTGAAGTAAAAAATAATGAAGGTGAATTAAACGATGATGCTATTTTAAAAGCTTTCAGAAAAGTAAATAGTTTTTTCAATAGTGATGTAAAAAATCCAATTGGCAGTTCATTAATAGAAAATATGAAAAAAGAAGGATATAAATATCTTATAGATACAGAAGAATTTAATATGCCCTATTTAAAATCCCTTGTTTCAAATTGGTATAAAAAATAATTAAAATTAGCAAAATAATTTATTCATATTTTTATCATATTTTTCATTCATTTCAATTGTTTGTATATTAAACCCTTCTTTTATATAATATCGTTCTCTTGCATTTGCATGTTGTTTTAAATTTTTTACCATATCTGCAAAATCTCATATATATGCACCACTTTCTTTTTTATTTTCATGAAGTCTTAATGATCTACCAATACTTTGTAGTACTCTTATTTTACTTTTTGAAGAGCTTAATATTACTACATTTTGCAAAGATTTTATATTTATTCCAAGTTGAAATATACCATATGTAGCAATTATTACAATTTTACCATTTTTTTCCATATTTTTTCTTCACACTTCTCTAATAGTTGATTTGTCTCTACCAGATAAAAACATAACTTCTTTTTCTTCTAAATTATTTTTTAAATATTCTTCTATAAATTCGCCTTCATCCTTTACTTTTTCAACTAATATTAGTACAAAATTATTATTTTGTACTATTGATTTCAATGTTTTAAGTCGGTAATCATCTCTGAATACATCATATTTTATTTGATTTCAGTCTCCTTGATATGATTTATTATATTTTATTTTTATTTGTTTTATATTACATTGGCTTAAATACCCTTTTTTTGAAAGTTCATCAACTTTATACTCCTTTCATACAGGACCAATATATGAAATTATTCTATTTTTCTCAAGTATATTGTCAGGAAGAGTGCCAGTAACTCCAAATACATAATCCATATTTGCAGTGCATACTTTCATTATTTTATTTATCTCCTTGCTTTTAGCAGAATGTGTTTCATCGCATACCGCTAAATCAAAGTCTTTCAACTTATCTTTATTATTTTTAAGTGTTTGCCACGTACTTATTACTATGGGATGGTCAAATTGTTTATAATCTTTATTTGCAATTCCTATCAATTTTTTATCAATTCCATAGTCTATAATATCACTTTTAAATTGATCAACTAATTGTACAGTAGGTACAATTATTAAATGATTTTTTGTTATATTATTTTCATAAAGAATTTTTATAATATATGAAATAATAAGGCTTTTGCCTGATCCGGTTGAGCATAAATATATACCATGTCCTTTTTTTATTGCATCTTCTATACAATCCTTTTGATAATCGCGCGGGGGATATTTTAAATCATAATTATATTCAATGTTTTTTATTGAACTATTAAAATAATTTTTTAAATTATCTTCTATGTCTATATCAGTATATCCATTGTCTTTAAGAAATTTAAATAATCTCAATAGTAATCCAACAGGCAACGTTCTTTTGGCTGAGCTAAACAGGCTTACTTTGCCATCCCATAATCCAGACTGATAACTATAAGTTCAATAGTAGTTTTTTTCATATCAAGTAAAATGATTTTTTACTTCTCTAAGAATACTTTCATTGTCAGTATCTATTTTTATGTCACAATTATTATATAAGCTTAGGTATATCATAAATTATTAAGATCCTATCTGTAAATTATGCAAGAACGATTTCATATTAAAGCCCTGACTTTTAAAAGCTTCTGCTAAAGCTTCAAAAAAGTCAACTCTTGCTTCTTGCAACTGGATTATTCGTTTCATTTTCACCAGTTCTGGGTCTGATGGTAAGTAATATCTTTCAATTTCTGGTTTATTTAAATCACGACCATCCTTATATTTATAATAATCGTACTTCTCGCCAGCAATTTTATTGAAATTTGTTTCTAATTTTTTGAGCTTATTCTTTTCACTTATATAAAGCATTCTAAATTGTTCTACAAGGTATGCATTCCATTGCAATTTTTCACCTATGTTAAATTCATTAAAATTTAATAGGTCTGATATATCATACTCTGCTTCTAATTCTGATATAACCTTGTCTTTATCTATTTCTGCCTGTACCTTTTTAATAACAGGATTTTCATCAAAATTTTTCATATTGTTTACAACTCCAATCTTTAATGTTATATTACAATAGTAATTATAATATATATGAAGTAATTTGTAAATAATAAAAGGAGATAAAAAATGGCTTTATTTGGAAATAAAGAATCATTTAATCCGTGTATTATAGAAGATAAAAATGATTTGCGTAATTCTATAGAGGAAATTATTAAAGGAAATATAGAAATAGATGATCCTTTTTGTGGATTTGATGGTGCTGATAATGCGGCAGATAAAATAATAGATTTACTGGAAAACAATTTTATGGTATTTTTTAGTTAAAATATATTTTATGGGGGTATTAAATGGAAGATAATAATCAGGAATTTGTAAATCCTGAATATATGGAAAAATGTATAATTAAATCAGCTCTTTGAGATAAAAGTTTTGGGGTTTTAGTTTCAGAAAAGTTTTTACCTGAATATTTTAATACTGATGAAGCATCTATTATATTTAGATATTTTAAATCACATATTAATAACTATAAATCAATTCCTCAAGAAGAAGTAATATTAAATTCAATTGAAAAAAACGAAGAAAAAGAACAAATTGAAAATTATTTAAAAGAAATAAATTCTATAAATTTTGATATAGAATCAAGTTATGAATGGCTCTATGAAAATACCAATAATTATTTAAAAGATAGAGCTATGAAATATGCTATTATGCAATCAATTGATATTGTTGAACAAAGAGGAAATTCAGATGAAGTAAAAAGTATTGTTGAAGAAGCATTATGTAAAGATTTAAAAATTGATTTAGGGTTGGAATATTTTGGTAGTCTTCAAGATAGATTAAGTAGAATATTTAATGCCACAGATATCAAAATCCCAAGTTATTTCCCTATTATTGATGATTTAGTAAGTGGTGGGTTTCCAGCATATACTTTAAGTGTATGGGCTGCAGTAACTCATGGTGGTAAATCATTATTAATGGCAAATATGCTTGCAAGACAAGTATTAAATGGTATTAATGGTGTTTTATTTACTATGGAAATGTCTCAAGATGCATTTGCACAAAGATTTGATTCCATATATTCAATGCTTGATATAAATAAAATGTATATTCAATCAAGCATGAAAAAGAAACTTTTAGGAAAACTAAAAAATGTAAAATCTGCTGAAAATAGAGGAAATTTATATATTAAAGAATTTCCTACTGGAAAAGCAAAAGTAAATGATCTAAGAATATATTTAAGGGAATTGGCTTTAAGAGATATAAATGTTGATGTAATATATTGTGATTATATCAATTTGATGGCACCATCTAAAAACAGAAAAAACGGCAATAAATATGATGATATAGTGGAAATTGTAAGAGAATTAAGAGCATTGTCATTAGAATTTAATGCACCTGTTATATCAGTATCACAAATTAATAGAGAAGGAAGTTTTTTGGACTTAAAAGAATTAAATTTTAATTATGTGTCTGAATGTATTGAAATTGCTAATAGCTCTGACTTTTTTGCGGTATTAGGTCATGACCCTGATAAATTAAATTATGCCAGTGAGGTACATTATAAAGTGGTAAAGAATAGGTTAGGTGGGCGAATCGGCACTATTGGAAAACTATATATGGACGCTCGCAGTTTAAAATTATATGATGAAGATGAGTTTGACCAATGGATTAAAGATGCAAGAGAAAGTGGTGATGAAAGAAATCCTGCTTAAATAAAAAAATTTATATTGACATTTATATACAAATTGTGTATAATATAGTTGTTTAATAAAATCAATGGAGTTATTTTATGAAATTTAAAATTGGTGATAAAGTAAGGTTTAAAAAGATTCATAGCTTGGGGTATGACTTTTTAAAATATAGTTCAGGTGAATTCCATATGAAACACGAAGGTATGGTTGCTATTATAAAAGATATCAAAACATATGGTAATTTAACAACCAAATCAAAATATAATTATGGTATAAAAGTGGATATTGATAAAAAAAATAAATTTCTTTTTAATGTAGAAAGATTTGAAAAAATTAGTGGTATTACAATTGATGATGATTTGTTTGAATTATAATAAAAAAGAAAGGTGGTGGCTGAAATTATTTCTTATGTGGGCGGGAAAAACAGACAGGCAAAATGGATACATCAATTCATTCCTTCAAAAATGGAAAAGTATGTGGAACCATTTGGTGGTGCATTTTGGGTATATTTAAAATCAAATTTTGAAGCAAATGATGTTGTATATAATGATGCTAATCCGTTTATGGCAAATCTTTTCAGTTGTTGTTTAAAATACAACAACTTCTTAGAGTACATTGAGCAATATGAACCGCAAAATCAAGAATTATTTAATAAATTCAAGGAAGAGGTAATTAAAAGATTTGACTCCAATGATGTAGAATTATTTGATTTTGATTTGGCAACAAAATATGTTTATATTGCAACTCAAACGTTTTCAGGTATAATCAATCATAAAGTAAAAATGGTTGATTTAAAAGGTAAATATAAATCAAAATATTATTCATTTCAAAATAGGCTAAAAAATAAAGAAATTCAAAAAAAGCTTGACAAAGTAAGGGTAACTAATGTATCATATGATACATTGTTTGAAAATGAGGATAATGAAAATTCATTTTTATATGTGGACCCGCCATATTACGGCACTGAAAATTTATATGGTTTTCATTCATATACCAAGCAAGATCACGAAAAACTTATAAACTATTTAAAAAATACAAAATCTAAATGGATTTTAAGTTATTATGAATTTCCTGAATTATTAGAATGGTTTCCAGAAGATAAATGGGTATGGAAAAGAAAAGATTACAAAAAAGCAAGTATGGCACAAAAAGGCAAAGAACAATCAGTTGGAACAGAAGTTTTAATAATGAATTATCATCCTGGCAACGTTAATCT